GATATCATCACTGTCTTGGCCAATCTGAGTAATTGTTACTTTGCCAAGGGCGGCGACTGCGCCGGCCTTAGTGATAGTCTGAGATCCTTCTCGAAGAGTTGTTGGGAAGTTGTAGCCTGCGGCACGGAGGGCGCCTAAAAGATTAGCACTAGCGTCTTGCGGCTGGGCCACGTCGACAAGGGTAGCCTCAATAGGCTGCCACTCTACTCTACCTGGGTAATGGAAAGTGTGGTTGATGAATTTGTGAGGATGCTCACTTACATTCCACGAAGGCTTCTTAACACTCTTGGCGACCCACTCGGCGTCGCTGCCCAAACCCTCTGCTCTAAAGAGCCATCTAAACTTCCTTTTAGGCTCTACTAAAATATCATTCCAAAAACTTCCCATTTTATAGGTCTCCCATAGTGTTAATAACTAGTGTTATATTTTTTTTAATCATCAAAAGAAGCACCGCTTCTCATAATTGTAAAGTCAAGCGCAATGAACTCGATAGCCTTAGCTGGCTTGAGCATAATTTTTGCGTACATTATGTTTCTGTCTCGCAGATCCGGCGTTGTTGTGGTCTCGTCGAGTATCACTTTGTAATCCTCTAATCCGAATCTAGATTTTACGCTAGCAAGAAGTGGCTCCACTCTCCCCAGGAATCTATTCCAAGTTGCTGGAACGTTCTGGTCGAACAAGATTCTATTGGAAATTCTGGAGATCTCTTTCTTGAGGTGAATTAACAGTCTTCTCACATTAATTCTATCCAGGGCTGAAGCTTGGATTTGAGCAGTCTTCTGGCCGAAGATTACAATTCCTTCTGACGGGAATGATGCAATCGGGTTAACTCTGTTCTCGTAGAGGTCATCACGATCGTCAGCCGAAAGCTTCTCTCGTGCCGAGATAACGTTGATACCAGCCGAGCCCTCTGAGAGCCCTCCGCGGTTAAAGCCTGCCGGAGCAAACCAAACTTCCGAGCGGGATTCGCTGGAGCCCATAGTTCCAAGAGCAACTACAGATGGCGGTACCCAAATTAGCTGGCCGGTCGCGGCCTTAACTTGTACCCATGGATAGTACAGGCATGCATAGCTTGAATTCAAGTCGCGTGCCTTCATGTTAGAAACGGTGTCGCTAACAGAACCAATCTTGGGATATGTTCCAGGCGCCCCCTCGTGGATCGGCTCATAGCCTCCCTTCGGGTCGATGATAGCAAGTGCGTCTCCGCGGTCCTCACAAAGATCAGCCAACTCTTGAGTTAAGCTTTCGTTTGTAATGCCAGGCATTGTAGCCAAGTTGAACTCTAGCTCATCAGGCTCCGAAATAACATCTAGGGCGCGCATAACAGATGCGTATGCATAGTTGTTAAGCTTTGTCTTACCCTGTAGAAGTGTGTTTCTGAACGGGTCGGCTTCTGTAACATCGAGGCCATCATGTCCGCCGTGTAGCACAGTTGTGAACTTGGTGAACCCTCCGTCTAGTACAGCTTGGTACCCGCCACTGATAGCAGTGATGGACTCGGAGTTTGAACACGAACCAGAGACATATTCGGCATGCTTGTCGTTGTTATCCTGCTGTAGGATAAGGTCGTCAAGAGTGAATGCCCACATGTGCTCAGTGGTAGTGCTAGCATCGAAGCTGCTGATTGCGCCCGGCTTTGCGCGGAGCAAATCAACATTACTCTTATCGAATCGAGTCGAGCTTCCGCTCTGCCTCAACTCTACACCGAAGTAAGCTTTCTTGTGATCAGCGTAAGCTTCTGGTACATCGCTCTTTGTTCTCAGAGCAACTCCCGGGAACTGGAACTTGATATCGGTATGCTCTGCGCCAATATGTATGGTGCTGATGCTTGTACCGTCGTGCAAGTTGCAGATTCCGTCTGCAGAAACGAAACTGCTGGTTGCGTTAAGGTTGTCCGCGTTTGTAGAACCCGACACTGTGAAGGACTTAAACCTAAGTGGGCCCTTTACTCCAAACGGTAGAGACTCTTTGTCTACCAAACTATTCTTAACGTTCTCCGACATTTCAACGCGGATATACTGAGAGTTGTTCGGGTAATCGTTATACTCTTTGTATCTACGCTCTGTAGAATTCCAACTAATGTAGCGATCTCCGATTACTTTTGCAACGTAGTTTGGAGAATTAGGATTCAAGTCTAGAGGACCGTAAGTCTCTAGCACTTGCCTCTTGGAATCTGTATCGTTGATCTTTCTTACCTCAAGGGTGAACGTGCCATACGGGCTAACGTCCTTGTCTTTCGGAGCCTTAAGATCTCTAATTGAAATCTTGATATTTCTTTGATTCCAGTCGCCGTTGGTATCCAAGGAAACAACCTTGAAAAGCTCGGGCTGTGAATCGGCTTCGAATCCGGAGCCGCTGGCATGTACCAAGTTTTGAGCGATGAAGTAGCCCGACTCTGAAGGTCTTGCGTCAATTCCTACGAAATCGCCACCCTGGTTGGTGCCATTTTTAAGACCTAGTATCAAGCCGTGCTGCAAAGAGCCCGTGCATGTATCGTTTACTGCGTACTCAAAAGTCTCACCTAACCAGTAGCTTTCCTGCTTGGCAGTGTTTGTAGTAGTCGTGTTTGTCGCGACCGGATTAGTGTTGAACACTCGTCGAATATACTTATCTGAATTGGGATCGAAATTGAATGCGTATGTTTTGGCATTGGAGTCGCCGGAGTCAGCGATGGCGACCTTGAATTCATGTTTAGCTGTGGATTCAAGAAGCGAAGCATTAGAAGCGGTTGCTGTAGTGGCGTCGCCCCTGGTGTTGCCAGATAGAGCGATAGTGCCATTCTGTAAGTACCAAATTGCGGCGAGCGTTCCCGTGACTCCGATCGGTGTATCATCGTTATCTCCGAGAGAAGACGAGTTAACCATGAAGAGTCCGTAAGCACCGCCATCGGAGGGTCCGTCACCCAAAGAAGGCACCGTCCAGCCAGCGCCTCCGAGTGCTGCGGTTGTACCGTCAGCGTCACTGTCGGCAACGCCGAGGAGCCTGACGACCGTAACTGGCCCATTGTTTCTTAAGTAAGCTTTAGCTGCGAATGGTGCGTATGTGGGAGAGCTATAATTTCCCTCTCTCCAGGCATCACTGCTGCCGCCGCCGGCGATTGGCTCACCGAAGACCTTGACGAATTCGTCATATGACGAAACCATAGTTGGTCTAAATGCTGGTCCCTTCTCGGTTCTACCGATGATTACGGGTCCTGTCTGCTGGGCTATAGCGGGGAGTTGTGACTTATCAACTTCTTTGATAAAAACTCCAGGCGATACGAACTTGTACTTATCTACTGACATTATTTGTTGCTCCTTCCAATTTCGAAAGTTAATGTATAAAACATACTCACCTTATAAATAGTAATTGCTCTCGCGAAAATCCTATTTATCCTTTATAAAAGCCGTCTTTGCCAATATGTTCTGGCTTCTCGTCCAATAAAACTCTCTCGCGAGATATTTTAAACTCAACGGCGTTTTCTCTGGTAGTGATTCTTGGCCGGTTGCCATTTTCATCTGGTGAGAATATATATCCTATCACTCTTATGTTAATTTTTGTTTGATATCTTCTTTCTTCTTCTTCTAAATTAGAAATATTATTGTTCATCTCGTATGAAGTGTCCATGAACGCCTCATACTTGTATCCATCGTGTTGAACCATAAAATAGTTATCTGGGCCTGGTCGTTCGTGAGCCATGAAAGAAGATAGTGCTTCATTCATTTGTTGTTGGTACTCTGTTTGTACGGTGATACTATAATTGATCTCTAAATATGTTGGTATCGGAATTGATTTAGTTTGATACACAACTTTTTTATTATTACGAGGTCTATTCCTGTCCGGGTCACCGTCCGCTCTTTTTGTTTTGTAAGCGTCGGCTGTTGCGAAATTAGATGTTTTTTCCTGATTGATCACTCTGGATATAACCAATTGTCCGCCCTGTATATCTTTCATTCTCTGAATTGGGGCGTATACTTTAGTTCTCTTTGAAAGCTCTTTCGATATTGCTCCCCTCTCGACTGACACTACAGGAAAAATAAGTGCTCCCGTAGAATCTCTAACCTCTTTGTCGTCGCGAAACTTTGCTCTCTCCGGAGAAGCCCAAACAATTGGAATTTTTTTCCATCCTTTGTTCGTAGTCGCAAATATATTCAGGTCATCGTTTAGCCAGTTGTACACAGCATAATCAATTGTTTCTAACGTAGACGGCATAAAAATCTCTTCATTGATTATCGAAGGATCATCCACATCTGTGTAAGAATAGTCTCTATCGTTACGAGGCATCGAATAAACCCTCTCTTGACCTTATTCCTTTCGCTGAAATTTCAAACTTGTGATCGATTTGTCCAAACAGTTGTTTCGTTTCATTGAGAGAAACAATTTCATAATAAAACTTTCCATACATTATAAAATCTCCTTCGCGGACAAAAAGATCTTGATCTTCTGTTAGCCTGCGACGATGGAAGTGAATATTAATTTCGTTTACTTTATCAATTCCGTAATGATCCGTTGATGTCTTTAATCCATCCCACTCAATTAAAGCGTATACTCTTACAGGTGGGAGAAAGTTTTTATTAATTGCCTCGCCGTATAGATCGTGGAAATCTGTTGTTTTAGTATCTATGGGATAATAAACAACTTGTTGGCCTATAACTCTTTCTATAAGCTCATCGTTAACTTGCTTAACAAGATCTCTTTCTTTCTCTCCTAAAAATAAAGGAGGCGGAGGGGAGCTTGGTTTGGACCATTTATCTTTCTCTGACATCTATAGCCCCCTACCCGACATATACGCCATGGGGTATACTTGTAAGAGTCTTTTTGGAAGCTTCGACCATCTCTGATTCTGTTTGAGCTAGCTTATTATATGTTAACTCGTCCAGCACAGTCTTCAGTTCCTCTCTTAACTTCTCTTGCTCCTCCTTAGCTTGACTAAGCAAATCTGAAGCATTTAATGTAACTGAATCCCCGGGGATCGGTATGGTAGCAAATTTTCCTCTAATTTGTCCTAGCATCTCTTTTGCTACTGCCAAAGAGAATCTTCGGATCCACTGCTTTCCTATACTATTAATATTCTCGAATGGAATATTAGCAAACGGTGCAGTGTTTAGGTTGTTAATTCCCTTAGTTCTTGAACTTCTATCATCGTCACTCTCATCCCAAGGTTCTTCTGGAATAGTGAACTTGACCCAAATTTGATCTGGAGAGCCGGAGTTAGGTTCGGGAAAAATTCTTAACTTATTGTTTCTTAGCTCAAAAGAATAGTGTGAGTTTCTAGTATAAATTGCGTCTTCATATGCCATGGCCTGAGCTTTGTTTTGCCATGGGGGAATCACCTCAAACGTTGAATCGTCTGCGTACATTCCATAGGTCGACATGTTGCCGACAGTATTTAATCCACCATAATATCCATAGAATCTCCACATGGCATGAGGTGTCTTATAATAAACTTTCTTAATTACAATTCGCTTGTTATTTATTAGGCCAGTATAGTTGGAGCTACTAGCAATCAACTGCTGGAGATCATAATCTTGCTGTTGCTCTACTGTGTTTATAGAAGCAGAGTATTCTGGTTCTAAACCATTTAAACCTGCTTCGTGGGAGGAACGGAAGGACACTCTTCTTGCATTAGAGTAATCAAATTTAGGATATTTTAATCCCACATGCTCACCATCTAAGCTAGATGATAAGTCACCGGTCTTTAAAGAGCCGTCGTGATCGAATGTTCCTGTTGTGTGCCCAAGTATACTTGGCAGAGAATTCTTTCCCTGATGTATGTTTACTAAGTAGGAATATTCTAATACAGCGGATTCGTAAGCCGTGAATATATTACCTTCTGTTAGCTCAACATCTAAAACATCACCACCCAGCATTTTATAAGTAAAAGATACTTGGTCTAGGGCGCCGGACACAAAGTTTTCATCATAGAAATCGCTTGAATCGTCAGCGTATAGGCCGAGAGGATAATTTGTTGAGTCTTGAGCTTCCGTAAGAGTCCCGGTTATAGGCAATCTTATGCTGCTGACTTCGCTTGATGGTGTTAAAGTGGGTGATGCCATTCACAATATCCTCCTAAATCGTAATTAGTTTCAAATAATAGAAAACCCCACTCTATTTCTAGAGCGGGGCTTCTAATTGATTATGGTTAATCAGATATTATCCAAGAAGATCTTGTACAATAACTAAGCCATACATATCAGGTCGAACCATCTTCTTCGCATAGCGCGTCATGACGCCCTTACGTGGTACGAAGTCTTCCGTACCAAAGATGGTGGGTGTGACCTGTAGCGGGACATAAGGAGCGTATACGTAGCCACTTTCGAGGAAGCTACCACCCTTACGGCCTACTAATACCACGTTGCGCGGGAAGTAGGGGTCAACATAGACATCCCACTTCTTGCTAAGGCTACCAACCTTAACAGCACCTACGGTGCCGCTGTCCTGGTCAGCAGTAACGCTTGCGCGGAATCCAGCAGTGAACTCAAGAATGTTCGCGACCTCCGGGGAAACTACTACGAAGTTAGCTCCGCCACGAAGAGTCTTTCTGTGGATATTCGCTGACACGTCGTTGATGGTCTCTGCAAGAGTCTCGTACCACTCGGATACGTTACCCGTGAAGTCTGGACCAGCAATTGCTGCACCTACAGTTAGCGCATCACCAGTGTCACGATTCAAGAATCGGCCCGGGCGGCGTGACCAGTGATAGGTCTCACCAGCGGCTCCACGAACTAGGTCATTAAGGATCTCGCGATCAATCTCTAGAGCAATTTGCTCCGAAAGAATGCTCGTTAGCTCAACCTCGGCGTCGAGGTTGTGATAAGCATTGAGGTCCTGACCAAGCTCTGGCGTCCACTTAGCCTTGAGCTTCTTAGTGATCGCTGTGACGGCGATACTGTCAACCTTGATGTCGATCTCGGGAATGCTCTCTTCACCCTCAAGTCCCCACGGTGTAGCACCGATTACGGAACCTAGAGCGTTCGAGGCATCGAAGTTATCTTCCAGAGGGAAGCTAACGGTGAGACGCTTGGACGTTAGGTGAGTCTTAAGATCCTCGACATCCTCTGCGGTACCGGATGAACCTGTACACTCGAAGACGAGAACATAAGAAGTGCTAGCAGCAGTTGTAGTCAAAGCGTTGACTGCAGCGTCTGAGTTGCCCTCCTCACCACCAACCATAGCGGTTAGACGGCGAACCATACGACCCTTGTCGGTATCAAGAGAAACCGAGCTAGCTCCATCAGCGGCGCCGGCAGAAGTCGACGGGCTTAGGGCAATTAGGTTGTTGCGGTTAAGCAAGTCTACACGACCAGTACCATCGTCAAGGTTATTTGCACCGGTTACAGCGCAAACGACAACACCAGAGCCTGAGACGTCAGCATCAAAGCGGACAAGCTTGCTCAAGCTTGTTGCCACGGTGCTATTACCAATGGTTGCGGCTGTAACAGAAGCTGCTACGTCGTCATTCTCGCCATTACCAACAACGCCAGAAGCGATTATAGTAAGTGCGAAAGTGGCCGAGCCTGTTGGTGAAGAGTGACCGTTGTTAAGAGCGTAGAAGCTCTTCTCGGCATTATCACCAGTGAGGCTAACACCACCGGTTAGCGCCGAACCAACAACTCCACCACCATACAGTGAATCGTTAGCAGCGTCGCCTAGGCGGGCTCCATTGAACTGGAAGTCCATGAAGAAGATGAGACCAGACGGTAAGCTCATTGGCTGAACCGACACAAGGTCATTCGCGATAAGGCCACCGAATACACGACGGACAATCGGGAAAGCTACAGAAGCGAAGCCCTCGACGTCGCCAGCAGCCATAGATGAAGCTTCCTTAAGAAGCTGCGCGGCCTGATTCTCTAAAAGGCGGGCCATGCCATTTTTCTTGTTATCGTTATCTAAACCCTCAAGAAGTCCAGTTCTCTCCCACTTATCAAGTAGAGCAGCGCCTTCCTTCTGAACGTCACGATGAACGATACCTTCAGTAAGTTTGTCTAATACAGACATTTTAAAAATCCTCCATAATAAATTTTTTTCAACTTTGTTTTATTCGCAGTTTATTTAATTCCTGCTAAAATTTTCCACCGATCAGGTTTCTGACCAGCTTTATCCTCTCCAGTTTTATTTCTGGAAAGTAACAACGTTGAAGAAGTCTTATTTACAGCTTCACTCAGTGATTCTGTTGGCTGCTTTTTAGAAGGGCTGCCCACTGCGCCTTGAAGTGCTTCGTACATTACTTTTGCCTCTTCAACAGTTTCAGCTTTTGACAGTGCTTCGGCAATTTTATTTTTTTGCCGCTCATTCAAGGAGTCGCTAGTCAAAGCCTTGTTTGTGTATAGTAATTTTGCGTTCGATATATTTGTTTCGTTTAAAGTAGTAACAAGCTTGTCTACAGTTTCTTCTAGTTTTTCAACTTTCTTGTTTTGAACATGTAGCTTCTTCTTTAGCTTCTTGTTACCTTCTTCTAGTTTAGAGGCTGCTTGCCTTAGAGCTTCCTGCTCTTCCTTTACCGAGTCGTCTTCGGCCATGGCCAAAGCTTGCTCTTCCTGCTCCGCTACAGCAGAAGCTGGAGTGCCGGCCCAGCCACTCTTAGTAGGCTGCGTCTCCACGGTTAGGTCTTCCAAGAGGCCTTCGAGGTCTAGATCTTCTAGATTTAGTTCGATATTATCCTGGCCCTCTTCTAAGCCCATAGGGATATCTTCTTCTTCCCCTGGCTCGCCAACAACATCGAGTGCGGCATCTTCGTGAGATTCTTCGGCGCCTGCTTCGACCTCGGCCTGTTTGGCTAGCTCAGGAAAATCAATTCTATAAACAGTATCTTCATCCGGGCAAGGGCATGCCGGTTCGCCTTCTGTAGCGGCGAGCGGCATGTCGTCTATAATAGGATCTATCATTTCGTCTTGCTCTAGGAGCTGTTCAATCGCGCCTTTAATCTCTTGTGAATATTTTTCAATCACTGCGGCTTCCGCATTTTTAATAGCTACTTCACGCAATGCTTCGGCGTCAATAACAGCTTGTTCTAACATAGAAGACATAGATCTCCTCCTCGGTAAATTCTATATATCATAAATAAGTAGTTATATTATTTAGTAAATTCCTTTTTTACACCCACTAATCCGTTAATCCGGAACCAGTGAGGTTATACATCATGTCAGTATTAATCCCCGTCAACTCTGCATAAACTTCATAAGAAGTGTTGCCTTGGGGGGTTACATATATCTCTGTACACTTTACATTAAACGTCATTCGGCTCAAATCTCTGCCAGCAGCAAGGGCCGGCAAAGTAATATAGTGGATTCCGTTCATGGTCTCACCTTCGTTACCATCCGTAAAATGAACTAACATATCGTTGCCGCCTGTATTTTGTACTGTTACGGACTTTGCAACCTTGGGAAACACTACCTTTTCCTGAATTCCCGTTAAAGCTGTTGCCGAACCGGTTAGATACGGGTGACCACTAACTTGGTATGAAGGGGCATGCCCAATTCCTACTTCATATTTGTAATATTCTGCCATTATTTATCTCCTAGTACTTGATGTCCAATCTTTTTTGGCGGTCTCGTTCAAATTTCTGTGCGTTTCTGCGTTTGTTCATGCGATCCCTGCGGCGCTTTGCGGAAGGTTTTTCGTAGTATCTTTTTTCTCTAACAATATCTAGTATCTTAGATTTTTTAACTTTTTTAATAAATTTCTTAATTAGTCTGCTTGGATTCCCACCGACTTCATCTAAAGAAACTTCAACATGTACTGGTCTTCCCATTATAGTGCCTTTATATTAGTTGTTTCCACTTGCCATTAGCAATATTTAGAATACCACTAATATCTACACCGGAATCTCCGGATCTAACACCAGTGAGCGGGCCCTGAGTGCTGCTTTCTGGAATTACAGCATCTTTTTTAATGCCCTCGAAAACATTAACTCCGCCTACTTTAGCAGATTCGTTTAATCTCTTGATTCTTTCTTGTCTCTGCTTCTCGTACTCTTGTTCCGCTTGGCGCTGCTTTTCTTTAGCTTCGCGGTCATCTGTCTTTGCTTGAATTGTTACACCTTCCGTTACAACTCTTCTAGTCTCTAGACCAGATACAACTTCTGTGATAATTCCAGATAATACGCCATCTTCAAAAATGCATTCTTTGATGCATTCTTTGATTAGCGGCTTAAGTACTTTTTTTAGTTCACTTTTCTTCATTTAATTTAACTATTTCTTCTTGTACGATTTGCTGTAGATCGGTTAGGGTGAGCTTGTTGTTTTCGCTGTAGCGCTTTTTCTGGATTGCACCCTTAACCAGTGTTGCAACATCTGCAAGCTTCTGCCGCTCCTCGTTAATAATTTGTGCTAACTGCTGTCTTGTAATTTTCATTGTAAAGTTCCTCTCGCTATTATCTAGCTAAATATTTTATGGCCTCTGCATGTTCCAGCCACCGGCTACTACTCTCTCAAGGGCTGCGGCCATTCTCTTTTCAATGTGCTCGACTGGAAGGCCGGCTTCAAGCGCGATTGCTACTGCATCTTTTAGTTTCTCATCTAGATCGTCGCTTCGATTATACATATCATCACTCATGTTCTCTGACATCTTCTGCAATTCTTCTTTAATAATTTTCTGCAAATGTGATTTATTTAATTTCATTTTAATCTCCGAGAATGTCATCTAGTATATTATTGACTTTTTGTGATTTTGTTGTAGCTTGCTGGTTCTCTGCAAGACCAACTGTAACTCTGCTTCGGCTAGAGCCTTCCGGATCCAAGTAGGCTCCCGGGGTCGACGGCTCTGAAACAATATCGAAACAAATGAGTTGGAAATCGTCTTCTACCATTGTTATGCCGTTTGACTCTTTTACTGATCCCATTCCTCTGGACGAGATTCCTAGTTTAACACCAGACTTCAGCAATGCTTTTAATACTTTACCAGAAGGAGTATCTAAAACTTCAATCTTTCCCATAACATTATCGCCGTCCCACCACATTCTATCCACTAAGTGTGAAGCGTTCTTTAAGTTGATGACAGAATCGTCAGGATGATCTAATTCTCCTAGTGATCGTCTTTCTTTTACGGCTTTTTGATAAGTCTCGATTTCTCTTTGCAAAGTTTCTTTACGATAGATTCTTCCATTACCATTTTTGGTGCCGGCCTTCTGGCATACGCCTACAAGATAAACAGAACCATCGTCAACTCTCTTCTTCTCATCCTCTGTCAGTACAGTTAAATCACAAATACCGTCAGGACATAATTGAAAATATTCTTGTAAAAGTTTTTTTGACATAATAATAAAAGCAGGCATTACCTGCGCGAGCTAGCTACCCTTGCAACAGCGTCGGACTTCCGGAAGGTTTCGCTTTCTCATTTTGTATCCTCTCTATTTTTATTCCACAATCTCCGAAAATCATATTCATAATGTAAGATGTTCCGGAGCTTAGACATCCCAAAAGGAATGAATTTATTAAATTATATTCAAAACTAAATAGTTCAGTTAAACCATTAATTCCAAAAAGAAAAACACCAACCCAAAAGCCAGTACACATAGGACAGGATAAAAGCTCTCCTAAATTGCCTTTCGTTGGGCGAATTTTATTAAATATTTTTCCGTAAACTAATATCTGTGTGAGACCATATGCACACAAAATAAAATATAGTAGTTCCACTTTAGCCTTCTAAATTCTATAAATATTCGCGATGCCGTAAGGCTTGTTGCCGGGTCGGATTGAGCCCTTCTGTGCTGCATGCCGCTCCGCATCAAATTCCGTAGAATCTTCTGGGCCGGGATCAGCCAATCTTTCTTCTTCGGCTTTCTCGAATGCTTTCTCGAATGCGATGTAAGGCTTCTCTGTTTCAATAAACTTGCCAATCGTAAATAAAGCAATTTGAGATTCATTGTAGTCTTTGCTCTCAGCAATCTTCGCTTCCATAGAAGAATAAACATTTCCGCCCTGGACTGAATCATATTCGATTACACCCTTTCTAAATAGGTATCTAAATAATCTATCTTGGGCCTCGTACACATGATCTCCTAAGATCTTTTTAGCAAAAGCCACCACTTTTCTTTTCTCTGGCATAAGAACAATATCAATATCGTTGTGATCAAAGATTAAAACATTACCGTCTAGAGTTCTGCGAGCCTTGAGGTCCAATGAAATTTTTGTTTCTAGTTTCTCTTCTTCTTGAACCGTAACTCTTATCTTTTCTTGTCCGGGCTCGGAAACAGTAATTTTAATTGCCATTGTTTGTTAACTCGCTAGCTAGGTTTTGAATTTTAAGTATTTTCTCGATCATATTTGAATCAATATCTTTTTCTCTAAAGCCGTCGATTGCTTTTAGCACTTTCGTTGTCTTTTCAAATACTGGTTCGCCTCTGTTCATGCCTTCGGATTTTAAAGAGCCTCCGATTACTTGCTTTAATCGGCCGATCTCCTCATTCAAAAATAGTTTAAGCTCAAGGCCGTTATCAACAAAAGAAGTAATGTACTTGTTTAATAGCTCTTGCTGTTCTTCGCAGAGAGTCTTGGAATAAACATCATTGAAGTTACCAATAAATGCTTTTAATACTAATTTGTCTGAAGGTATTTGCTTGGCGTTCTCTCGAAGAGGTTTTTGGGCTGACATATAGTTTATAATCTCGCCCTCAAGTAATACCTTCTTTTTAGGGCTCATTTCTGTGTTGAAAATCTGATACAGCGAGGCTAAGTTTTTATAATTTGGTACAAAGTTTGCGAATGTTTCTCCCGACAACTCTTTGTTTATTTTATTAATAAGATTGCTTTGTTCGCTAAATATTCTATTTTTGTCTAACTTGTCATATTGTTTCTTGGACTCAAAGATAATTTTCTCTGCAGAATAAGTGTCTAGATTTTTACTTTCAATTATACTTTTATATAATTCTAGCTCTTTAGCTATTTCTTTATCCTTGCCAAAATGTTCTTTAATAATTGCAAGAATTTTCTTTTTATTCTGAAGATCTCTATTCACAATCGCCTTCGTTAATTCGCGGCTAAGAGTTTCAAAAAGAAAAGCCGTGTTTCTCTTCTTATTATGCTTGAGCTTCATTATTCTTTGGACTCCATATCTTTAATTAGTTTTTTAACTTCAAAATTCAATCTCAAAACTTCTTGTTCCTCGTCATCTCTATAACTAGGTTCTAGATTCTCATAAATTCCCCGCGATAAACTTTTTAATCCTGGCGATTTCCATATATTTCTCTCGGAGGACGAAGCGCTCTCCTTAGACCAGTGGCTATTATAGCTCCTGCGCCGCGCGCCGTCTCTTCTTGAATCATTTGTCGTAGGCATGTACCACTTGCTAGGATCTTTGCCGCTATGAGACTTGCTAGTCGTAGTTGTACCTAACTTTTTGTCTACAGCTTTCATAGAGTCGTTGGAATCATCACGCTTTGCCGGAGATGCCAAAAGCATACTGTCGTCTCCTCCAGCTTCTTCCTCGCCTCCAAGCTCCTCGCCTCCAAGCTCCTCGCCTCCAAGCTCCTCGCCTCCAAGCTCTTCTTCGGGTCCGCCTAGGGCGCCCATTTCATCCATGCCCCCCATACCGCCGCCTCCGAGAGCGTCCTCGGCTCCCTCTTCGCCGGCTGCCGTAATCTCTTCAACTGCCTTCTCTAAGTTGGCCTCGAATTTACGATCGTAGAAGATTTCCCTCTGTGAACGTAAGAATTCTTCCTCGGTCAGGTTGAATAGGTGATCTGAAACCCATCTTTTGCTGAAATATCCTTCCGTTGCTGCAGAAGCAACATCGAACTTGGTGCGCCAGTGCTCTAACTCTTGCATTTCGGCTAGCTTCGACGGGTTGTTCAATGTTAGTTTGAATGATACGAGATCATTTCCCCTATATCCTAAAGTAAATAAGTGGATTACACCTATCTTCTCCAATTCTGCTACAACTGCTCTTTGCAATCTCTGAATTGTTCTTGCGAATCTGATATCTTTTTGAGCAAGTGTTGTTTTGTCTTCTTCCGAACCTTCTGCTCTGGACAAATATGATGCAGGGATCTTAAGAGCACTAAACAGCTTATCTCTAAGGTACTTTACATCATCAATGTCACCGGTGTACTGTCCTCCCGACAAAGTTTCCACTGTAGACTTGCTGTCACCTCTGACGGGAATATAATAATCCTCCTCAACACTCATAGGATTGTATCTTAAGTCCACGCGGCCGGTCTCTTCATTCACGATCTGATTGCGCTTCATCTGAGTCATGACTTTCTGCATGTATTGTTCAATATCTTGTGGGTTGATGTTACCAACGTCGATATAAAATACTCTTCTCTCCGGAGAACGTACAATTCTGTATGCCATGATCGCGTCTTCCATCAAAGTTAGCTGGCGCCAAATTCTTCTGGCGGGCTCTAGAATAGAAGTTCCATAGGGAGCATACTTATCTTGACCTAAAACACGAAAATGTGCGATCTGCCAATTCTCGAAGGTGATGCCGCCGGAGTTCCACTGGAACTGGACATAGTTGGGGTTAGTTTTATCTTCGCCCTCTAACCTTTCTACCTCATGCTGTGGTAAACCCATAGCATGTTTGATGCCCTGCTCGTCGTCGATGTCTAAATATAGGAAAAAGTCACCAAACTTACACATTGTGCGAGACCAACCAAAAAGATTAAACTCTACATTTAATATGTTGTGGTATAGCGTATCTAATACTGATTTGATTTCTTCGTTGGGGCACCTTATCTTCAAAAGAGGTTGCAAGTTGCTGGAAGTTGTCATCTCGTCTGCGTAAATATCCAAAGCAGAGGCGATCTCTGGAGTGTATTCCATCTGATCGAAGTCAACATAACGTTCAGCGCGATTCTGATTTGCCATATAATTGGCGTTCATAGAATCGTAGGGATTGTACTCTCCTCTCTTGAACGACTGCCCGCTAGCGGACTTAAATCGATATGCATCCAGTTGCCTTCTCTTGTTTTGGCGAGGGGCCTGCCTTCTATAGTTAACAATAGGGCCAGATAGCAGTCTTGTTAGCTTTCTGAATAATGTACTTTCTGGATTTCTGGGGTTTCTGTCTTTACTATCCGCCATTTTTTAACCTTTTAAGAGCCAAGCAAAATCTTGGTACTTTTCCATTTCTTCTTTTCTTTGTCTTTGTTTTGCATCGTAGCCAATTTGGCCAGGAATTTTTGTATTAATTGTTTTACTAGAATGTATCATAGAGTCTAAGAAAGCTTTTTTATAGTCCAATTCTCTTTGGTTTATCGTAAATGCTGTATCTTTGACCCAGCAACCAATTGCAAAAGATGTAATCAAGTCATCGTTGAAACTCTTCATCGCCTCGGGTCGCCCATTGTGCCAAACAAAAGTTTTCATTTCATTATATACTCTTCTTGAATATATTTTAACTAGTTTATTTCTAATGAATTCTTCCATTTTCGCAATAACCAGTGGTCTGGTTGTTCTGGACATTGTAAAGCCTGCAACTGTATTGCTTTTGTATTCTGCCGTTATTGGATCTACGTAATCATGTGAAGACTTATATGAATAGTATATATTTGGATATAATAATTCTTGTAATTTAGTCAAGACTGTCCAGCCAACTGAATTATTCTCGACTGCTAGCATGCAGTCACCATATTCTTTACCTGTTTCATTTAGTAAATTGGCAAATATATCTGGCGTGGGCTTACCCCTATATTCTCCGACGATCTCCATTGTTTCAATTTTATATATATGGAATGCAGAGTGATCCTTGCCATCTCCGCGCGCGACGTCTGCAGAAATAAGATATGTAAACTCTGGCTGGAATTCTTCCCAAATCCAAAAGTTTCTATCAAATCCTGTTTTGTACTTTGGCTCTTTTAAGTTCGCCTCAATAACTGCTAGATCATCAGGATGAAATACCGTTTCACCAGACATATTAAAGTTGCATTCAAGCTCTTGTGCGATCTCTCTTCTCGACATATTCTTGGTTTCTTCTTCGAACCAAGCTTGATCGCGATCCGGATGAGCGTCCCAAGGCAAGGTTGTCATAAAGAACTTGTTTAAGCCATCTTGAGCTTCTGCACATGTTTTATGGAACCAGTTGCCAACGCCATTTGGAGTTGACAGGGCAATGCACCGGCCACCTGTAGACAGCGTAGGATAAAGGCCGGCCCACAGTTCCTCTAGGTTCTCAACGTGCGCGGCCTCGTCGATAACCAACAGAGACAGGGCTTCTGAACGGCCTGCGTCACCACTAGTCGATGATGGTTGAATTTGTGAGCCATTCGCCAATTCGAACGATGTTCTGTTGTCTGTTGTAATAGCTGATATTCTCATCCAACCCGGCAAGTTTTTTATAATCGCCTTTACTTTCTTAACTAAGTTGCCTGCAGTCTTAAACTTTGTCGCGACGACAAGAACATTCTTGTTTTTATGAAAAAGCATTAACCAAGCGATATACGCCGCTGTTACGGTAGAGATACCAAGCTGTCGTGCCTTCAAGATAACGTTAAAACGATGATCATTAAAGTCATGGACCATGACCTGCTGGTAGTCATACATAGTAAAAGGGATCAGGCCCTTCAACGGGTGAGAAATCTTAGCGAAGTTGTTGATAAAATAAGCCGGGTCTTTTCCTGCTTTAAGTATCTCTTTTACTACTTCGTCTTTGGAAAGCTGGTAAGCCACTTATTTAACTCTTTGGGGCTTTCTGGTTTTTATTCTCCGGCTTGTTGCCCCAGCCTCCTGCATCGAGAAAGCTTTGAAATTTCGCATCGAGCCTTTCTTTATTAGGCTTCTCTTGATCAGTTAGTGTGTCTAGTCCGCCAATATTATACTTTTTATATGCGTTAACAAACACCCTAACTTTGGAAGTTTGCTGAACTCTTACTTCGGCATCACCATCGGGAGTCAGAGATACAGAATTTCCCGTAATCTTCTTGTATTGTTTTTTAAGGTGTTTAATAATAGTGGATAGCGTCGACTCAATCTCTTTTTCAAATTTGCCGCCGTGTACATCTTTTAATTTAATGTCACTTTGATAAGTTACACAAAGTTGGTTTCCCGCAAACTTTACTTTAAATCCATCCATTGTCCTAGAATCTAAGACTGGATGGCCTTCGTCTCTTTTAAGTCCTATATCTATACGCTCGCCGTTTTCATCTAGTGCGCCGTCAAAACTATCAGCTGCGGCCTGCGCTAGACCTCTAACTACTTCTAAAGTTGTTTGTGACATTTAATTATCTCCTATTTCGGGTCGCCAACCTTGTTCCCATCTTTCTTCTCGATCCTCGACATACTGTATATAACAATCAGTGCAACATTCATATTTAGCCATGTACATATCGTCCTCAATCTTGAAAGAATAAATTTTGCAAACTGGGCAAACTCTTTTTGTTTCTCTATTAATTAGTTTTTTAGGTACCAAAACACCATCGATTTCAACCTTTTCTGAATATGTTTCTTTTTTATCCAGGCTCTTTAGTTGTTCGATATAATGTTTTTCTTTATCCTCGGACCAATTTGTCATTGGGTTAAGAATTGCTTCTGGGCCATATTTTCTAGATATGGCCCTTTCCAGCCTCGCTATATAATCTAAGTCTTTTGGCACGAATAAACCTCTCTAAGTTTATAACATATATAGACTAATAGTTTAATAAAAAACTCTAAAAAGCGCTATGAGCAATTAGTTATTTTTTTGACAAAGCAGTCTGAAGGTCATCGCGCAGGATTTGGATCTGAGATTGCTGGTCTTTAATTGCTTCGACTAAGACAGAAGTTAATTTTGCATAGTCAATGCCCAAGTTTCCATTACCGGCACCATAAACAACTTCTGGAACTGACTTATTCATCTCTTGAGCCAGGAACCCGATTTCGCGTGAAGTTGCACCATCTTTATTGGTCTGATTTTTAAACTCATAGGATACGCCTCTCATTGACATAACTTTATCAAGCGCACTGTTGAGTGGCTTAACATCAGTCTTTAGTGTTGCATCCGAATAAGTAATGAAACTGCGCGCAGTGCAATCTCCGGTAGAGGCTAGAGTGACATGAGTGTCAAAACTAGCTGCTCCGACTACGGCAAGAGTTCCTTGAAGCTCTGTAGTGCTAGTTACATTGAGCGTACCAGTTAGAGCAGTATTAGATGAAATGGTTGCAGAAGTAGCCGTAAGATCAAAGCCGTCAGTATCATTGATCGTCATGACTGCCATGGCACCGTCAGTAACACTAATACCGTTAGAGGCAGATAGCTTTGCGGAGAAAGTATTATTTCCTGTAAAAGTATTATTGGCGCTAGTTGAGACAGCCCCAATATAGGTAGCTAAATTGCTTCCGTCAACATATTTGATAATGCCGCTATCCGTACATAAAAACTGATCAGTGTCAGAACCTACCTCTGAAATGTTAGGAAGGGCTAAGTTTCCTGTAACATTGAGTGAGCCGGAGATGCTAGTGTCTCCAGAAAGTTCAATTTCTTCCGACCCTCCGGTATCAGTACCTGTCGCTAGTACGCGAAGAGAGCCAGTAACGCAAAGACCTGACGAAGCTGTCAGAGCCGCGGTACCAGCTAGTGAAAAAGAAGTTGTCGAGAGTGTCGCAACTGTGGTTGAATCGGCTTGCAGCGTATCCCCCGTAATCTTAATAGCCATGTGTATTTTTCCCCCATGCTTAATAAATTTACAACGGGATATCCGTCATATACCTTATATAGTAAAGCGGATCCGTTTTGTACAAATTTTCTATTGGCAGAGCCCGCCCAGATCCGAAAACCTGGGCGGGCAGTGTCCGACTAACCGAAATTAACCGAAGCAGTAACCGAAGTTACTTATTTTTTGAGCAAAGCAGCACGAAGCTCTTCAATCTGGCCTTGCTGGGACTTTACAGCCTCAACTAGAACCGAAGTGAGTTTCGCGTAGTCAATACCGAGATTGCCATCGCCTGAGCCATAGACAACTTCTGGTACAGTTTGCTTCATTTCCTGAGCTAGGAATCCGACCTCGCGATGGGTTGCACCATCAGCGGTAGTTTGATTCTTAAACTCGTAAGAAACTCCTCTCATTGACATAACCTTGTCGAGCGCGCTATCAAGTGGTTTGATATCTTGCTTGAGGGTTGCATCCGAGTAGGTGATGAAGCTCAGAGCTTTTACATTAATGTCGTTAGCGAATGTAGCCGTATCAGTGTTGAAAGTGAGGTAGTCCGCGTCGGCGTCGACGACGAATACTCCACCACCGTTTGTGGTGTACGTTGGCGCGCTAACGCTTGTTGAGCCAGAAATAGTCGTACCGATTACAGCAGCGAAAGAGCCAGCAGCAACGCTTGCGGCGCCGATGATGGTTCCATCGATGTTACCACCGTTGATGTCAACAGTAGTTAGAGTCGAAGTACCGGTTGCAGTGATTGCATCAATGTAACCGTGGTCAATGTGAGCATCTGCCCACTGTAGTGCGCTTGTGCCTAAGTCACGAGCAGAGTCAGTTGACGGAACGAGATCCGAGTCAAAACGGCCAGTGGCTGTAATGGTGTCGGATGTTGCGTCACCAAGATCAACGTCTCCGGTGGCGGAGAGCGTTGTGACCGTTGCAGCAGCGGCGGAGTTAGCACCGAGAATACCATCAACGTTAACTGCTGTTACTGTGTCAATGTGACCAGTATCAATATGAGCTTCGGCCCACTGTAGTGAGCTTGAGCCTAAGTCGCCTGCGCCGTCTTCATCCGGAAGGATGTCCGAGTCACACACAAAGTTGCCGGTTACGTTTAGAGTACCAGTCACAGCCATATTAGATGAAATGGTTGCAGAAGTAACCGTAAGATCAAAACCGTCAGTATCATTGAGACTCATGACAGCCATGGCACCGTTGTCAGAAACTCTGAAGCCGTTGGAGCCCGAAAGCTTGCCAGATACAGTCAAGTCGGTAAATGTACCTGCTCGCGCTGCGTTCGCGCCGATGGTGGTACCGTCGATTGCGCCTGCGTCAATGTCGACTTCATCCAAGTAAGCTACACCATCAACGTAGAGATCTTTCCACTGGTTAGCACTGGAGCCCAAGTCTTTTGTAGCTACGCCATCGGCCATGCTGTCTGGGATTAGAGCGCCGTTCAGTGTGACATCTCCAGTTACGTTTAATGTACCAGTGACGGCGACATTGCTACTGAAAGTACCTGTTGTACCTACGAGAGCAGCGAAAGAGCCAGCAGCAACGCTTGCGGCGCCGATGATGGTTCCATCGATGTTACCACCGTTGATGTCAACAGTAGTTACAGTACCAAGGTTAGCACATGTGCCGCCTGCAGCGGTCCAATCGCTGGACGCGTCCCAAGTCATTACCTTGGAAGCAGCAGCAGTACCTAATGTTAGACCATCAAGATAGCCTAGCTCAGTATCTGTAAGAGTTATAGCATCAATTGTTAGACTAGTGTCGCCAGTAAGCGTACCAACAACGTTAAGTCCAGCAGATGTTACCAAGCAGACGTCAGTGCCACCGATGTTTAAGTTAACACCAGTGTCAGCTTGAGCGTTTAAGTAACCATCAGCATCAGAGCTAATGTGTACAGCAGAATCGCGGAACTGAAGCTGTGTAGCTGCTCCGTGACCAATGCGTACATTCCCACCGGCAATCTGGAGAACGTCGTCTCCATTTTCGTCATACTCAATTGTAACATCGCCGGCGGCACCGAAGCCGAGTTTAATGTCGTCACCAAAACGCATATCTGCGCCGTCGTAGAGAAGAACATCGTTTCCGTCCTCATCATACTCGAACGTAGCGTCGAGTCCTGTGCCAAAGCTAAGTTTTTGATCATCTAAGATCGTAATACCAATAGATGCCGTAACACCATTGGCAAAAGAAGCATCACCCGTAACAGTTAACGAGTCAGCTTCAGCGTCACCCAGAGCTTGGGTGCCGAGAACAGTAAGATTGCCACCTACGTGCAGGTTAGCAACCTCAAGTTGTGAGCCCGAAGCCATTGCAAATGCATCATTTGATAATGTTGCGATAGTACTTACATTGCCTCCGAGATCGTCATATTGGAGAGTATCTCCATTTAGTTTAATAGCCATATATAATTTCCCCCTATATATGTTTTATTGAATTTACGACGAGAATTCGTCGCATATCTTAACTAGTAAAATGGATCAGTTTTCTACCCAGGAATCTTTGATTAAAGAGTGTATTAGCTATAAACTACTGATATCATAAGGGATTAATCTATAATTTTTTTAAGCTTATTTTCTAGCTCTTCTATCTTCTTGTTTTGGGTCTCGATCATACTTTGTTGTGCTTTGACCGATGCCAAAAGTAGTGAAGTTAGCTTAGAATAATCTATGCCAAAGGCGTCTTTACCGTTAGGCTCGAAAGATACAATTTCAGGCATTACCTTGCTCACTTCTTCAGCAATTAGTCCAACATCAGACTTGCCTGAATCCTTCCAATTATAAGTTACGCCTCTTAGCTGTGCAATTTTGCCTAAAGGATCCTGAATTTCTTTAACATCCGACTTATATCTTATTGAAGAGTAGGTTATGAAGGCATTTGCTTTTGCTGAACCGTCAACTCCGCTGCTATTAGGCAAAGTGATTCCATGAGTAACTTCCTCTTCCGAGACTCCCACTCCTAGATATCCGCCAATCTCAACGCGATCGTTTACTTTAAAGCTGCCAGAAACAGATATTCCATTTGAAGAAGTAAGATTAGTTACTGATAAGGTATCTGTCGTTTTGTTATATGTTAGACCTGAATCTCCAGCGAACGAGCCACCATCATTAAACTGTATCTGTGTGTCAGAACCGCCCGGAGATGTAGAGCCTCCGCCTCCGCCTCCAGTACCAGAACCAATCTTTGTTGTTTCTCCCAGATCATTTATAATAAATAAAGATCCTGTTCTCGCAAATACTTTTATTTTATCTGCGTCCGGAGTATCTGGTTGATTGTCAAACTCACTAATATCTAAGGTGCCAGAAATAAACACGCTGTCTGCGAAGTTTGTGCTTCCTGAAACATCAATACCGTTTGTCCCACTAATAATAAGTTGTGTTTTATCGTCTTCGCAACCGATAGAGCCGCTTTGGTTCATACCGTTAATGCCGAAATATGCTTTAGTGGCAGCATAGAGATTTAATCCTCTTGCCCCGGGATTTGGCAGGGGGTTAACAGCCAAAACAGTTGTTCCGTCGCCATCTTTAAAGTAGGCTTGGGGATCCGTCATACTTCCATTGAGAGTTGTAGACCAAGAAGTTGTTGCAGTAACATTCCAGTTATCGACATCTGCGTCTAGGTCTCCATCAAAATCAAAGTTGCCGTCAACATCAAGCTGGCTTACATTTGTTACATTGTAGCCGTTGACATTAAGATCTTGTGCTAGCGAACTTATCTTTGCAGATGCATTAACTTGAAAATCTCCGTCAACAAGAAGGCTGCTAGCAGTTAACTGAGGAATGGCAGTGCTCGTTCCAAGATACACTCCATCTATATATCCTGAGTTTATATCGACGGGGCCTGCGAACTCTGCTTCGTCATTTACTCTGAGGCTTCCAGTGATTGCTATTCCGTTAGATGCAGTAAGCGTAGTTACATTTGTTACTCCTGCTGATAATGTTCCGGCTATCGTAGTATTTCCCGTGACATCTAGCGTATCCGCCATCTCTACTTCGCTTGCAAAGCGTGCGCTACCTGTAATTGTTGCACCGCTGGATGCAGTAAGTTGTCCTGAAATAGTGACAGTTCCGTTATCAGCTAACAAATGATTTGTTATCATCATGCCATTTGATGCGGTCAGCTTACTAGAGAATATATTGGTGCCTGTCCAAGTATTATCTCCACCTGTATTCACGCCAGCAGTTATTGCGTCGTCATTAAGATATATTGCAGTAGCTCTGATTATCGTGCCTGATAATTCACTAGCAAATTCTGCTTCATCTTTTACTCTCAAGCTTCCTGTTATAGTAGCACCGTTTGATGCGGTGATAGCCACTACAGTTGTTGTGCCGGCCACAGCAAGGTCGTTATCCATAGTAACATTGCCGTCAAAGTCAGCAGTCCCGCCGACCTGCAGTGTACTGGAGCCTGATATAGTTGTGGCTGTCAAAGCTTGCACTGCTGTTGTACCGGCAGAAACTGTTAGCCCGTCTGTAACAGTGGCCGCTGTGGTGACAATTCCATTAGAAGCGGTAAGTTGCCCAGTGACAGTTGTTACGTCAGTTACTGCATTCCCTAAAGTCACGTCGCCTGTAAATGACGCGTTGTCAAATCCTACATCTCCCGTTACTGAGAGTCCGTTGGAGGCTGTTAGTTTGCCTACAACAGTTGTAATGTCCGAGGCTGCATTTCCTAGGTTTACTGCTCCATTTAATGTCGTATCTCCGACAACTTCTAGTGTTCCCTGTAAAGAAGTATTGCCAGTCACATCAAGCGTACCAGATACTGCAGCGCTGGTTCCTACGATAGCAGTGAACGTGCCGGCAGCGGCGCTGTTGGCTCCGATGGCGGTACCGTCTATATTACCACCATCGATATCAACTGCATCTAAATGAGCCGTACCATCGATATATAAATCTTTCCACTGATTGGCACTGGAGCCCAAATCTTTTGTAGCTGCACCATTTTCCGTGCTGTCTGGGATTAGAGATCCATTAAACGTAGAATCCCCTGTTACGTTTAGAGTGCCGGTAACAGCAACATTACTACTGAAAGTGCCTGTTGTGCCTGCGATAGCCGCGAATGTGCCGGCAGCGGCACTGTTAGCACCGATGACGGTTCCGTCAATCGAGCCACCATCGATATCAGCAGTTGTTACCGTGCCAAGGTTGGCACAAGTTTTACTTGCGGCGGTCCAGTTACTTCCAAATACAATTCCATTGGTGTCATCACCTTTTATGAGGGATGAACCTCCGTCTTGCAAGTCGAAACCATTAGAGCCGGTGAACTTGCCATTTAATGTTGTTGCGCCGGCGACTATTAAAGTACTTGCCAGATCTGCTGCGCCTACGACTTCGACGGCGCCTTGTAAAGATGTCGCACCTGTTACGTCAAGCGTGCCAGAAACGGCTGCGCTTGTTCCTGCAATAGCAGTAAATGTGCCGGCTGCAGCGCTGTTTGCGCCGATGACGGCTCCATCGATGGCACCTGCGTCGATATCGACTTCATCCAGGTGAGCCGTACCATCGATGTAGAGATCTTTCCATTGGTTCGCACTAGATCCCAAGTCTTTTGTAGCTGCGCCATTGGACGTGCTATCTGGAATTAAGTCACCATTCAATGTGACATCTCCAGTTACGTTTAATGTACCAGTGACAGCAACATTACTACTGAAAGTGCCTGTTGTGCCTGCGATAGCCGCGAACGTGCCGGCTGCAGCGCTGTTTGCGCCGATGACGGTCCCGTCGATGTTACCACCGTTGATATCAACAGTAGTTAGAGTCGAAGTGCCAGTTGCAGTAATAGCGTCAATGTAGCCGTGGTCAATGTGTGCCTCTGCCCATTGCAAAGCAGACGTGCCTAAGTCCCGGGTGCTGTCGGAAGATGGAACGAGGTCCGAATCAAAACGGCCAGTGGCTGTAATAGTATCGCCTGTAGCGTTACCTAGGTTTATATCGCCATCTAGTGTAGTTTCGCCAATAACTTCTAGAGAGCCCTGTAAAGAAGACGCACCAGTTACGTCTAGCGTGCCGGTTATGGCTGTATCACCTCCGCCGCCTCCACCTGAAGAAGCGAAAGTAATCGAATCACCAGCCGCACTGGTGGTGATAGTCATATTGGATCCAGCTACTAGTGTTAAGGTGTCAGTAGCACCATCTGAAACTACATTAGATTGTCCCGATACTGCTATTGTTGTAAACGCGCTGCCCGCGGCAGAAGTGTCTACACGATCATCAATGATCTTCTCTAACTTACCTCTGCTATAGCTTCCAATAGATCCTTTAGTCGATTTTGCCACATTCTATACCCCCTTTATTTTGATGTTTCCACCGCAGCATAAAAAATAGCTATAGATGTGACAATACCAGCGACCACACCACCGGTGAACCACCAGTTGGCATTATCGTTAGGATTCTTTAGGGCTAATACTTGAAGCCTTCCTATTTCTGAATCTTTTATAGAAAGAATTGAACTATTCTGTTCCTTAAGTGAATCAAATGCGCTCTGAACATTTCCCATTTCCAGAGCATGCTGTGCCTTAATTTTCTGTATTTCATAATCAATTTTGAGACTGCATTCAATTTGTTTGTACTCCTCTTCAGCTAATAATCTAGCTGCTGAATTTGTGTCTAACAAGACTCCCTTATATGGTGCCTCGTCTCCCTGTTCCAAGTTAGTAATTCTGCCTTCCTCTTGAGCAAATGCCGCCGATGGCGCCATGGCCATTAGCGCGCTTAAAAATAAAGCTAGTAATTTAGTTTTCATCTTTTGGTACATAAGTCACTCCAAACTTTTTACTTAATTCTTTTGCTAAAGATTCTGTATCTCCATCAAATTTCTTAATAATATTATCCACTTCTTTCTTTTTGTTTTTGTCTAATTCGCTAAGTTTTAAATGATACTCTTGTTCTAAAATTTCAAGAGTCTCTGCGTGTTCTTTTATTAATTGATCTCTTTTTATAATTTCTTCTTCATGAAGGTTATTTATGATATCAATTTCTTTTTTGTGATTTTCGGCGGCTCTCTTTAATATGCCCAATAACTTCTCATTATTTGTTTTTGTAGTAAAAAAAGTAATAAGAATGGCAACTAAGATTACCGGTATATACCAGTAATTCTTAGTGAAAGACCATGCCTTCTTTAAGAAAATCTTAGTCGCCACCCAACTCATCCTCCGTGTCTCCACACAGAAGCAAAGTCCACCGCTGCTTCGGAACCAATATAGACCAAAGCTACAGCAACCCAGTCGGATGAGTCAAGAGCCCCAAACAATGCTAGACCAGTCGCGGTCATCCACACCATTAGTTTTCTACTAGTTAGCTTAGACAATAAATTATCTAAGACTGCCTTTGTTTTGTCGCTCATAAGATTTACCTCCTACTATAAGTAGATTTGAGGAGGAAGATCAGCTAATTTTTTCGGATGGAAGTCCGGGGCCAGAGGTTAACAATTTGAGATCCTTATCAAAAAGTCCCCAACAAATTGCTTCTTTTGCTGTTCGTCGGACCATTATATGTTCACAAGCCTCTAAAAGATTATTGTATGGCTGAGAAGTTTTCCAATTGCCTGTATGAAAAATTCTACCGTCCTTCTGCCTTAACAAACACATCGCATGACCGCGTAAATGACCGTCTTCGTCAATCCAAGAAAATGTAAAAATGCGAGGATAAAATGAAGATTTAATAGTATTGGCAGCCCAAATTGCAAAGTCATCACAATCCATCTGGGAGTGTGGCCATGGCTTCCCTGCTGACATTTCATCCAATTCGTGTTGGACTCTTTGGGGTGAGCCACAAGCGTCCCACAATTCTTTCCAAGTGTCAGGGGCCCATCGTAGTCTGCCTAAGCCATCCTCTACCTCGCCCAGAGACATGTTATTTTGTAGCTCGACTTTGCGATACTTGCTGTGATAGAGCAATCTGTAGACTTTACTCCAGTATGACCACCAGAGATAAGCAGCTTTATAAAACTTTTTAACAAACCATATTTTCATTTTATTTCCTCCTAGTATTTTACGCTAGCGTAGCCATAACTATCCTTGTCGATAATAATTTGCTGGTCCACACAATCTTTTAGCGAGTCTAAGTGAGAAATTAGTATAACAGTTTTAAACTGAGATTTGATCATATCTAAGATTCTTATGAACCCTTCCATATTTTCTTCGTCTAGTGCGGTTCCAGGCTCGTCTAATATAAATGTATCGCCCTTGGGAAGATTAGATACGTTTAACAGAGCCAAGCGAATGGCCATCGAAGCAATAGTCTTCTCCGCTCCGGAGCCTAGCTCAATTGGTCGAGCCTCGTGCCTGGGATGCTTAATCAGAATGTCTAGCTTTCTTCCATCGTCCTCAAAGAAGACTTCAAATTCAACAATATTAGCCAGAACTTTTGCTATTTCTTTATTAATCACAGGAAGCTTCTTCTTGATAATATCATAAGATATACCGTTGCTGTGCATACATTTGGTATATAAGTCTACTGAAGAGTATTCTTCTTGAAGAATAATGTATTCCTCTTCTGATTCCACTAAAGTGTTAATCTTCTCTTCCAAAGAACCGTGAGATTTATATAAATCCATCAATTCGTTCTGGCAGCTTTCATGTTTAGTTCTCAGTTCATCAAGAGAATTTTGCAGCTTACCTCTGTGGGTCAAAAGATTCTCTAAATTGTCAATAACATCTTTGTTTTGTTGATATTCTAGTTTTTTCTCTTTAACAGACGCAAGTTCTGTTTTTATTTTTACTAGCTTTGTCTTGTTCTTTTGTAGAGAAAGCTCCATACCAGATATACCCCGGTCGACTGTATTTTTTCTCTCTAGAACTTGTTCATATTTCTCCATATGCTCGACAAGCTTATTGGAATTTGTGTCAGATATTTTTTTTATCAGTCCACTTTTATTTATAGATAGATTATCTAGTGCTACCTGTGCTTCGGTGCTCTTATCTTTCGCTGAATACGCATCTTTGATAAATTTGCAGTGGGAGAACTCTGGGCCGCAGGGAACCTCTTCTAGAGAGGCAATCTTCTGGTTATAGTTCTTAAGTTGAATCTCTAGCTTTTCATACTCTTTCTCAAAATCTTCTAATTGTTTCTCATTTTCATAATTTGAGTCTATTTTGGACTGTAAATCTTCGAAATTAAATTGGTTTAGAAAATTATTGATTTTTTCTAGTAATTCTTTTTCCTCTCGGATATTTTTGACTAAATAATTATTATCGTCTTTAATTTTTGTGGACATTTCTTCAGTTTTTTGAATTTCTTCTAAAACCTGTTTAATATCAATAATTTCCGTAGGTATAGAATCGATAGCATTGATTAATTCGTTCAGAGATTCTGTCTTCGACTCTATTTCAGTCTGAAATTCTGCACATTGATTCTTCTTTCTATCAGAAAGAATTTCTTCGAGAGCTAACTCTTTTCTTGTTTCGGCAATTTCCTGTTTAAAATCAACATCTTGGAATCTTCTATTAGCTGCTCTAAGATCTGAGCCTTGCTCTTTTGCTAACTTGAACTTTCTCTCAAAGATCTCTAAATCAAGAAACTTAGCAAGTATCTCTTTCCTCTTTGTTGAACCTTCGCCTATAAAAGAAAGAGAGTTAAGTTGGCTAGCCATCGATGTCAACAAAAAGTCGTCAAGTGTTCCGAATATTTTACGAATATTCTTGTCGGTGTCTGCGCGACTTAAACCATTGAGAGATTTTTGTTCCCCTGTCAAAGTATCTATTTTCAGAAAATCTAAATCTGTCTTGGCTTCTAGCGTCACCTCACCCTTCAGCTTCTTAGTATACTTCTCTGAGTTCCTTCTCATAACATAAGTGTTGTGGCCAACTGAGATTTGTACTTCCCCTTCACAACTTTCCCTGTTCTGGTTAATTACATTAAGGTTCTTCCTGCTGTTTTTCGATGTTGAGTTATAAAGAGTGTACAGCAGGCTGTCAACAATACTGGATTTTCCTGAGTAATTCTTGCCTAGAATACCGATGATTCCATTTACATTCTCAAAATCAATCTCATTGTCCTCTCCGTAGTTGAATAAGTTAGACCACTTAAGTTTTTTCAAATTCCAGTTAATATTTCTAGACACCTCTTCTTCTTGCTCAACAATATTGTTATACTTCCTGTTCATCTTGTATATGAGATCTAGAGTTTCGTCTGCGACTTCGTGATCTTTGAGATATTCAGAAATTAACTCTTCCTGTACGTTTATGTCTCTCAAATCTCCTTCTTCCAGGGAACCTGCTATATCTTCTACAGAAGATCTGTCGTTTGCTTTGTTCAAGAAGGTAATGGACTCTGGTTTAAACCTCGTATTTGCCACCTCTATAGCCTTTCTAATGGCGTCTAGGGGCAAATTGGTATTGGTTATCAGCCTGACGCGTGCGCCTGCAGGAACGACTGTTTTCTTGGGCATACGGCCCTTTGGAGTTAGCTCAATAGTTATGAAAGGCGAAGGATTTGAAATTGAGATATGCTCACATTCATAATTATCCTTGTCTTCAATATCCCAGAGTAAGAAACCCTTATCGTTAGTCTCGCCATGGTTCTGCTGAACTGTCGAGCCTGGGTATCTTACCTTGCCATCGTGATCAAGCACCTGATTAGTCTTATGAATGTCTCCCAAGAAAGCATAATCAAAATCTTGGAAGATAGATAGTTCATCTTCTCCGTGTTCCATGATCCAACCTAGGTCAGTCTTGGAATTGGAGATTGCGCCATGATAAAGGGCGATATTCACGGAAGAATCGTCTGTAGGTTTAATCCAATTGTCGCGATCGAAGACCGATAGTACGTTCAATACAAAATTAGACTCCTCTATATCATTCCTCCCCATGCGCCCTAAACGCTCTTCTCCCGAGTTCTTAAGTAGATATAGGTGCTCGTGCTCCAAAGCCTCGACAATGGGCGTTAGAGCGTCCATACGGCTGCTGTTACGTAAATTACCGTCATGGTTACCCGGTATAATGTAAGTCGGAGCAATATCTGCTAGATTTTTGAAAAAATCAGAACACATTTTAACGAACTCAGGTGAGATCTGTGTCTTTGTGTGTGCGATATCTCCGCAATGTATAATATAATCGACCTTCTTCTCTCGAAGGAGGTCATAAAGCTGACTAAAAACTACCCGGTATTCTCTGTGATACTTGAGATTCCGGATATGAGTGTCAGCAAGGTGTGCAAAACGCATACTTGTCCCTGTACTCAATCCTAGATAACCAGTCTACCATAGCAATATGGCTATGTCAAGGAATAATTGTAGTTCCTGGGGCGGCTGGTTGTGGCGTTGGAACTTCTACTTCGTGGTCGCCTAAGTGATTCGGATTCTTAACTGATAGCTCGTCGAGAACTTCTCTGAGAGCTTGGGCCGCTTCGGCTAGTTTCTTAGTTACGCCAGCAAGTTCAGCTAATTCTCCGCCGACAAGATCCTCTAAGACCCGGGAAGCGATTTTAATATTGTTAGCTAGGGCATCGGGGTCGCTGGGCACCGGCTCTCTTAAGTTTGTAATATCTGAGGATTCGACACCCTCTTGATTAAGGAAAATATCTAATTCCTCTTTAATAATTTTATTAAGTCTTTTTCCTGTAATGTTCATAACGTGTTGCAGCTCCCGTTACAATGTTCGCATGCGCAGCAGCCACAGCAGCAGCAGCAATGCTTTAGATTAAATGCATTTATTAGTCTGTGTAATGTTAGTTTTAGTGTATTCATTTTGTTTTCCCCTGTTTTAAAAAACTCTCCTAAATAGAGTTAATCGCTCTAAGTAAATAGTTGTCTGTATTCATTAGTTCAGCTTCTTTTTTTCTTTCATTGAAAATTTCTTTTGTCATCTCCGCTACATCAGCATACGGAGAAATATTAATCTTGTGGACTTCTATACCATACTCTAGTAATCTATTGACCAGATACATTGATTTTTTTTCAGCGTCGGGGTCTAAAGCTATATAAACAGGAGTGTCATTTTTTACTATTTCCTGAAATAGTTCTGCGTTCTCTCTAATCGAAGAGCCCAAAAGGGGAACAGAATTAACTCCTGACACAATAGCATCGAAGGCACCTTCAACCAATATTAAATCACTATCCCAATCTACATAAAGATGGTTGAAAACTATATCTCTGCTTACTTGAGGATTCTTATACTTGGGCCACTCGCTAGAGTAGGTTCTTGACACAAAGTAATTACAGTATCCGGAGGTGCCGAATGACGGGATAACTATGCGGCCGGCATACTCGCCGGTAGGGCAATAGCCTATTTTCCATCTTGTAATATCTTTGTTTGTTACACCCCTGCTTCTGAGATATTTTATTGCAGGGCGCGCATGCACTGGTAGTGAGGCACTAGTTAAGGATATAAACGCCTCTGGTAATTTAATTTTCTGTTCTTCTCTTTCTGGTTCATCTTCAAAAAGGTCTTCTCCAAATAAATCTAGATCTACTCTGCCAGTGAGTTCATCCCACTCGCTTCTTTGGTTAAAGCTGCCGTACCTTCTGACTAAGCGGCGTATAGACCTACCGTGATAATCACAGATCCAACACTTAAAAGCGTCTTTATCGATATTAACAGATAGCTTTCGCTTGTGGTGGTCGCATTTTGGACAGAAGAATAAAAGCTCATTGCCAGACTTATAGTTATTGCCTAGAATGTCAACGAGTATGTTTAGCTTTTTTCTTTCTGACAACAAACTATAGAACCTGCCTTGGCCATCACCAAAGAATCTGCTCGGTCGTACTCGCCGGCTTTGGGATTTCCATGTCTTGTATAAAGAATATCAAATTCTTCTTCGTTTGTCAACAAATGTTCTAAAACTTTTTCTTTAGCTTTTGTGCCGCGAGGAACAGTTATGCCACAATGCTTGCGCGCTTGTCCTGCAGTTAAGTAACTTGGGACTATGCCATATATATCATAGCACATCCATGATACAACGCCATTAAACGATTGTAGCTTTGCCATGGTTTTAGCAGAAGAGCCACCTGATTTAAAGAACGTAAACGGCTCTTCTATAAAAATTTCTTCAACGCCAACGGGCAAAGCTTCTAATTTCTCTTTTATAAACTCTGCTTTCTCAAACATAGTTTTAAGTTTTCTAGTATCCCAGGCCTCACAAAGAACAATGTTGCCTTTGTCTAGAATAGTTGCCCCGGTTATGCTAGTACTAACATCTAATCCAAGTATCATTTAAAAATCCAGCTTCATCTTAAAAGTATACTCTCTTTTGTTAGTTTTTTTAAGAGGAGTTGCCAATTTTGTTACGGCAATAAGATTTTTATCCTCATCATAAATACCAATTTTAGAAATATACGTTTCTCTTTCAAAGCTTTCGTCATATCCTGTATATGAGCTGGATACAATATTCTTAATGGGAACCTGATCATTCTCTACATATGAGTTTAAAGAGCTAGTCGATGTTACATACGAACCCGACTGTACGAAGGTGGGATTACTAGAATTATTTAGCATTCCCTTTGGAGCATGGGCAAACATGGTGATTGTCGGCACATAATTTAATCCCTCGAAGGTTAAGTCATAGCTTGCAGAGGCGCGCGCAGCAGTGCCTGCAGGGACTGACTCTTCTTCTGGTATGCCATCGTTCGCGCCGACAGCGTACTGAAGCCATGAGGAGGCTACTGGAGAGCCATCGTTGTTGTAGTTAATAGTATGGGCACCATCTGTAAGATCCCAGCTACCAGTTAATATTATGAAGCCTTCGTTATATAGAACTACGCCGGCTACCGAACCCGACTCGACACTACCAGTAGGCCCAACTTGAACTAGCTCTCCGTTTTTATTCTTATCGTGAAGCTCTCCTATGAGAGTTCCGGTTACATAGAATTTTAAACTTGCAGAACCTTTTCTTATAGAGTTGCCATAGAATATAGAAGGTATGCTGATTAAATTTAAAGCTTGGTGAGCTTTATTCCCATAGTTACTCTCGTATCCATAGTGCTCACTGATGGGTTTGTAAAAATTTAACACATTCTGTAAAGCATCTATCTTGTTTCTTGTCGAACCTGTCGTGTGTACTTCTCTGGAGATGGAAGCTGTTAAAGGATAAGAGCCCTTTATGTCGTCTCCGTATGAGGAATTATAAAAGGAAGTAGCACCTGTTGTCTTGAAGGAAGACAAGTCTGAACCTTTCGGCAAGAAGGGGTAAACAAGATTTGACCCTCCTCTATTTACATTAATCTCGTGAAGATTGATATGGCCGGAAGGTGTATCGTTGTTGACTACAGATTGGTCTGCATTCTTATAGTATATCTTGCTGGCATATATCTTAAAGTCGACTTTCGGAGTCGTCTTTATTCTATTATAGATAATGTCGTTGGACTTAAACTTATATAAGGGCACAATAGTATCCTCTAACCCTTATAAAAACTAATAATCTAGCCGAACTCTAAGGGTTAACTCCGTTTCTGGTGTTTTCTTGAGAGGCTCTGACAACTTAGCGACTGCTAACAACTCATTGTCTGCCGAATATAAACCAACGCTGGTAATATAAGATACCGGATTGTCTAATGAGGTATTCTTAACCCTAAGTTTACTACTATCTAGGTAGGTTGGGTTGGAACTATAATTAAATTCATTGTGATTAGCTCTGCAGAAGTAAATTGTTGAGTTCAATTCTGTAGTATTATTGAACTGTATGTTCTTTAGCCTATTTCTAAAGCCCCCACAAGAGCCAGAGATAGAGCCTGAGAAGAATGAGTCTTGAACTGATGTGTATAGTCCG